AGAGAAGTTATCAGAACTGTAAACAGCCAAGCAAAAACTGGTGCTCAACAAGCTAACGTTACTGCAAAAGGTATATTCAACATGTCATCTGATGCAGATGGTCGTTGGTCTGCTGAGAAATTCAAAGGTCTGGGTGTCCAGATTGACCGTGAAGCAAATGTTATTGCAAAAGAAACAAGACGTGGAAAAGGTAACGTAGTTATCTGTTCTTCAGACGTTGCTACTGCATTAGCTGCTGCTGGTACTTTGGATTATTCTCCTGCAATCAGCAACAACCTACAGGTTGACGATACTGGTAACACATTCGCAGGTGTATTAAACGGACGTATCCGTGTATACATCGACCCATATGCTAACACTGATTACATCACTGTTGGTTATAAAGGTCAAAATCCGTATGATAGTGGTGTATTCTACTGTCCATACGTACCATTGCAAATGGTTAAAGCAGTTGGTGAAGAAGATTTCCAACCACGTATTGGGTTTAAAACTCGTTACGGTATGGCTTCAAACCCATTCGTTGGTTCAACACCTTCTGACGGTCTTGCAACTGCAAAGACTAACCAGTACTACAGAATCTTTAAGGTTACAAATATCTTAACATAATCTGTATACTAAGAACAGGGTTAACCTGTCCTTTAAGGGTCTCTTCGGAGACCCTTTTTTTTATCCGAAGAAATCGTCTAGTGAGGGAGGAGTGGGTGTGTCGTAATTCAATAACAGAAGTTCTTTTCTATTATGTTCGTCTTCTCTATATTTCTTACCACTATGCATAGTGTAAGTTAAATCCCATATACGTTGTTCCCAACCTGTATATGCTTTTTGTAGAGTTTCATTAGAATTGTAGGTAATCATAATGAGATTCTTTGAGTTGTCAGTCACTTCGTGAAAATCTTTGTGGTCAAATGAATCGTGCATATCACCTTTATTACCATAGATAAATGATTTGATATCATAAGGTGGGTCTGCAAATACAAATGCCTCTGGGTTATCGTCAAACATTACACTATAGTCTTCATTGGTTATTTTCCAGTTCTTCATAAGGTGACCAAACTTAGGTAGTCTTGCAATCAATCTATGATTAAATAAATCTTTTACTGCGTCCTTACTAAACGAACCTGTAGTTTCTCCTAGACCAGAGAATGAACAACGGTTCATAATATAAAATTGCCACGCAATATCAAATTCATTCTTTGGGTTTGCAAGACCTTCACGCATAACGTGATAATAATCTAAGTGTGCTTGTAGAGGGTCAGAAGACTCGGATAGTTCTGTCTTGACAGAATGTAGTTTATCTGCGAGGTTCTGACCCTCCTTCTGTACAGTCAACCAAAAACAATACAAGTTATAATACTTGTCGTTGACCCATACAGGAACATTAGGAAACTTCTTAGAGAATGCGAATGCACACGAACCGCCACCAAGGAATGGTTCACGATATTCTTGAATAGAATCAATAGGCATATTCTCGTCACTGAATAAGAATTCAACTGCACGAGATTTACCGCCTGGGTATCTAAGAGGTGTCTTTAAGTCTTTCATTGTTGTATATATTACACGACTAGACAACAAAAGTCAAGGTAAAAATAAATTAAAAAAACTATTGACAAAAGTTGTTCTTGTTGTTATAATAAGAGTATAATTTAGAAAGGAGAACAAATTATGTTTACAAGTTGGAATAACACAAACGAAGTGGGAGAAATGACCCACCTAGATTTCTGTAAAGAGAATCACTTAACTGACCCTATTGATATTAGGTGTTCTGCAAAAGGTGTTTGTCTTGATTGTGCAGGAAACGGTAAGGATTGTGACGATATCAACGAAGTTGGTTGGGACGATGCAATGGATTGTATTGCGTGTTGTGACGAAGGTCAGATTCCAGTAATGGACGATACTTGGTGGAAACTTTCTAAGAGAGAGTTGACTGACGCAGAAGTTGACGCAATAATCAACGAAGTAAAAAACTCTAACTAATTTAGTTAGACCTATTGACAAAAGTTGTTCTTGTTGTTATAATAAGAGTATAATTTAGAAAGGAGAAAATATGAAAATAAATTATTTAAGTGAAATGGATTCCGTAAGGTTTGTCCAAAGTGGTATTACCTATGAAGGTGTAATTGATAAAGTTGTTAACAATGACTTCCCTTTTATCGAAGGTAAATTCTATGAAGTAGATAACATTGGTCAAAGAGTTGATAACATAAGATTCAATACAACTATCTATGCACAAGACTTCAAAGGTTTACAAATGGAATGGTGGTATGAAGGACAAGGTGGAGACAACTCTGCAATAGGAGTTTCAGGTTCTTGGGAAAAAATTGCAGTATAGGGGTTGACAAATCCTGTTGTTGTTGTTATAATAAGAGTATGTTAAATAAGAAAGGAGAAAAAATGGAAACATTAAAATTAAGTGACTATCTATGTCCAGACTATGAAAGTGGTCTTTATAAGGGTATCCCTATGAAGTATAGGAAACACCCTAAAATTCAAGCAATCTTAATGACAAGATTGTTCACCGTGAGATACAGAGGAACAAGTAAAGTTGGTTATGATAGACCAAGAGATTTCATTCACAAGGATAAGGCAGATACCTTTGCAATCTATCCTTATGCGAACTATGACGAATGGGGAACTAAGGACGATTACCTTGGTCTTGAGAAACCTAAGTACGACCCTGTTATAAGAAACTATGAAGAACTTAGAGATTTCAGAATATTACACTTCAGAAAGACTAAAGAAGTCGCAGAGAAAATCGACTCATACGATTACGTGGTAGTGTAATGGAATATATTCAAGAAACTACAGATTGGGAAAGTAATATTCCCAATCATATCTATATTCTGAATCAGAAGAAAGAACTGGTTGGATATATAAAGGAAGGGACTACCGAAGAGATTTGGTTTAAGAGTCCTATGAAACAATTCTCCAAATCTAGGAGAACATTTAGAAAGGTGAAAATATGAAATATGAAGTAAATCTTACAGGTAAATCAAAGGACACTCTTGTCTTTGATACCGCAAAGGAAGCAGTAAAGTATGTATTAAAAGCTTTACATTGTGTTGGATTTACGGTTGACGGAAGAACTTTTGAAGAGAAGTTTGAGGAAATCGTATGGATTGGAAAAGGGAGAATTATAAATGCATAACTATAGTAGACTTATTGCAAATGCAATAAAAGCACAACAAAGGTGCAATTCTGATTGGGGTGAAAAGTATTGGGGACGAGTTATCTACCAACTTACTAGAAACGAAAGACTGCAAAAAGAAAATAATTATAAATCTAATTATTCTACACATTAACTCTTATAAATAGTATCATATACTATAAGAGGTTAATATGCCAGTAGATAGCACCGTTCAAATAACAGACGAAGAACTGACAAGTAATTTAAACTACTTACAACCTACAGGGTTTCGTGTAGTTATTGATAGAACAAAATATCCTAACTTAGAATACTTTGCACAAAGTGTTTCACACCCTGGCGCTCAATTAACTCCACTAGAATTACCTGTTCGTAGAATTACTTCTGTACCTCTTGCAGGTGATAAGATAACTTTTAGTGAAGTATCTTTTGATATTATTCTTGACGAAGAACTAACTTCGTATCGTGAAATGTTTGACTGGATGATTCGTATTACGAATGACGGTCAAGTATCCGCATTAGAAAGAGATACCAAGAAACCTACCTACGCAGATATTACTCTACACGTATTATCAAGTCATAACAATACAACTCAAAAGATTAGATACTTGGATTGTGTTCCGACTGCATTGGGTGATATCAACTTTCAATCAACCGCAGGTGATACCACTTATGTGACCTTCACTGCGTCCTTCAGATTCTCTCAGTTTCTTATCGTTTAATACCTTGACATTTTGATACTCTTTGTGTTATAATAAGACATTATAACTATGAAAGGAAAAATATTATGAAAACACTTGAACAAAAATATGTTGACTGGATGAAAGACGGTTACAAACTATGTGAGAAAATGGGTGCAGGAGACCCATTCTCCTATGCTAAATCTCGTGAAATTATGGCGGCAGCTATGTTAGGACATAAACTAGCAGATACCTACAGTGGTGCGGACGCTATTGACCAAGACGGAGAATGTGAATATAAATCAACGATACGTGAGATTAAAGGTGCATATACTGGTATCAGTGTTCAACCGACTTGGGAAGAACAAGAAAGATATCTTCGTGAAGAAAAAATTGGCAAGTATACCAATCACTATTTTAATAGATTTGAAAAAGGAATGATGGTTGAATGCTATACCCTTAAAGGTTCAAAGGTTCTTGAAATACTACTTCCTAAAATAAAAAAGAAGTTCCCTGATATTCTTACAAAGAAAGACCCTCGTTTGAGTGCGACTGTAACAAAAACAGAGATATATAAGTATGGAAGAAAAATTAATGAGTTTAAATACAACTAAACAACGACAAGAATCTTTTAGTCAAGATATAATGTATGGTGCAGGTAGTAATGACGAATGTTATACACCTGCATATGGTGTTAGACCTATTCTAAAATACATTCCAAAGGACGCAAAAGTATGGTGTCCGTTTGACAAAGAAGACTCAGAGTTTGTTCAACAAATCTCAGAACAGAACGAAGTTGTTTATTCTCACTTAGATACTGGTCAAGATTTCTATGAGTATGAACCAGACTCTTGGGACGTAATGGTATCTAATCCACCCTTTACTAATAAACGAGGAATCTTTGAAAGGGCATTGTCTTTTGAAAAACCCTTTGCATTGATTATGAGTAATACTTGGTTAAATGATTCTGCACCTAAACAATTGTTTCAAACAAAAGATTTACAACTATTAATGTTTGATAAAAGAATGCGTTTCAATATGGTCAATGGTGCAAATAATAAACACCCTACATTTAGTTCAAGTTACTACTGTTGGAATTTCTTACCCAAACAAATTATTATGGAAAACCTAAATATGACTGATTCAACACTTGAGGGATTTATGAATGATTGATTTAGAAAGTGTCCTTGCGGAGTGGAAGGAAGACTCCCAAATACCTCCATATGAACTAGACGAAGTTTCTAGAAATACACCTTCCTTACACGCAAAGTATCTAGAGTATCTGTCTTTGACTAAACTTCGTCTTAAACAAGCTGAGTTCAAACAAAAGGATTTACTCAAAGATAAATGGATGTATTACGAAGGTAAACTATCCCAAGAAGAAATCAAAGAGAAAGGATGGGCATATGACCCCTATGAAGGTCATAACATAACAACCAAAGCAAATAAAGAATATTACTATGATACTGATAAAGATATCCAAGAGTCCGAATTAAAAATTCAGTATCTTAAAACGACTATAGATACTCTTACAGAAATAGTTAGTAATCTAAATTGGAGACACCAAACCATTTCTAATATGATTAAATGGAGGGCTTTCCAAGAAGGTCAAGGATAATGTTAAAAGAAATGAAAGAAACATTTACAGTAAATAAAGTATATCAATCAAGGTGGGTATGGTATCACACTATTCTCGCTTTTGAAATTTTTCTAACAAACATATTATTGATTCTTATTTTATTCAAATTGTAAAATGAGTATTCCTAATACCATCACTGTTGGTCTTAGAGACCATTCTATGATGTTGGTTGATTGTAATCAACACCAACTCCAAGAACTAAGAGAATACTTTTCCTTCTTTGTGCCTGGCTATCGCTATATGCCTGCCTATAAGAGAAAGGTCTGGGATGGTAAAATCAAACTCTTTAACCAAGTTACTCGTGAACTTAATACAGGTCTCTATGAACACTTAAAGAAATTTTGTTCTGACCGTATGTATCCTCTACAATTACAGGAAACCGAATACGGACATCCTGCCTTAACTAATAAAGTAAAACATCAAGATTTAATAAAGTTCCAGAGTGGACTAGGATTACCTTTTGATTTGTATGACTATCAATACGATGCGGTGACTCACGGTATTGAAAAGAAACGTGCAATTCTTTTATCACCGACTGGTAGTGGTAAGTCCTTTATCATTTATAATCTATTGCGTTGGTATCTTGATAATTTTGATAAACAAGTTCTTATTGTTGTTCCGACAACAAGTTTGGTAGAACAAATGTATAAAGACTTTGAGGATTATGGATATGACGTAAAAGAAAATGTTCACCGTATCTATAGTGGTAAAGATAAGAATACTGACAAACCTATTATAATATCTACGTGGCAATCAATCTATAAGTTTTCAAAGGAATGGTATGAGAATATGGGTTGTGTCTTTGGTGACGAAGTGCATTTATTCAAAGCAAAATCCTTATCAGGTATTATGAATAAATGTGTCAATGCAGAATATCGTTTTGGAACTACAGGAACTCTGGACGGAACTGAAACTAATAAACTCGTATTAGAAGGATTGTTTGGCCCGACCAAACGAGTAACTATGACCAGAGACCTTCAAGAGAAAGGTACACTCGCAAAGATTGATATTACTGTTTTGTTATTGCGTTATCATAATGATGTGTGTCATATGTTAAAGGACGCAACGTATCAAGAAGAGATTGATTATATTGTCACAAATGAAAAACGTAATAGACTTATAAGTAATCTTGCATTAGACCAAAAGGGTAATTCGTTGGTTCTCTTCCAATATGTAGAGAAACACGGTAAACCTTTATTTGATTTGATTCAAAGAAAAGCTAAAGACCGACCTGTATATTATGTATCAGGTGAAGTTGATGCTTCGGATAGAGAACAGATTCGTGGTATTGTAGAGAAACAAAAGAATGCAATTATTGTTGCGTCACTAGGAACATTCTCTACTGGTATTAATATTAAGAATCTACACAATATTATATTTGCAAGTCCAAGTAAATCGCAGATAAAAGTATTACAGTCTATTGGTAGAGGATTAAGAAAGTCTGACGATGGGTCAACAACAAAACTATATGACGTTGCAGACGATATGCATATTAAATCTCATAAGAACTTTACTCTTCGTCATAGTGCAGAAAGAATTAAGATATATACTAAAGAACAGTTCCCATATAAGATATTTAAACTGGATTTAAAATGACACATGACGCAGACTTAAGACAATTAAAACTTTCTTCAGGAGAAGAAATTGTTTGTGAGGTCGTTCAATGGAGTGACCAAAATATAGACCTTGAACTTGTTGTTAGAAAAGCAATGCGATTAGTAATGCAAGAAACAATGGACGGCACCGCTATTAAATATTATTCATTCAGACCTTGGATGGTTTATCAAGAGAGTGAAGACGACCTACTTATTATTAATGCAAACAACGTAGTAGGAATTGCATTTCCGCCTGAGACGTTAATCGTCCAATATATGGAAGCGGTAGACGAAATGATAAGACAAAATACTGACCGAGAAAAAGAACACAACAAAAGAATGGTGAGAAGACCGAGTATAAAATCTCAAAAACCTACCGAACACCTGTCGCCAATGTTAGATAGTGGTAGTAATGTTATTGATATGTTTGACCCCAAAAAGGTGCATTAATGATAAAACTTCGTAATACTATTGATGAATATATTTTTGTCAAAATGATTGATGACGAAGATATGAATAATAGAATAGTTAATCGTATAGATACTATCGGTGATGAGACTTACCATATGACTAATATAAAAGCAGATTGCACTCTGGGTAAATTACATTATCAATATGAAGAGTTTCGTAAACTTGCCGACATTACCGAGGATTTTTGTAAAGAGTCTTCAGGTAAAATTCAATTTGAATTTGAAAATCATATCGGAAGATATAAAAATCCTATATGGTATAAGACCGCAATTGAATCGCAATATTGTAATGTAATGTGGGGCACACGAGCAACAAGTCATCAGGTTACAATACCGCACGACCATTGGCCATCAACGTGGGCGTTTTGTTATTATGTAGACCCACCTGAAGGATGTCCTAATTTAAATTTTCCAACTTTGGATTATGAATTAGAAATTGAACACGGAATGTTAGTAATATTTAGAGGTCATTTAATGCACGAATCTAAGTCATTACCTTTTGAAGGAGATAGATATTGTGTTGCAGGAACAGTAGTATCCAACCCTCCCCAAACGCAGAGCTAATTTTATCATGGAAATCAGAAAATGTCAAGCACTAATTTAAAAAAATTAATAAAAGGTTTAACTGCGTCATCCTTTGATTTACTCCACGCAGGTCATATTCAAATGTTAGAAGACGCAAAGGGTGAATGTGATTATCTTATATGTGCATTACAAACCGACCCTTCGGTAGATAGACCAGAGAAAAATAAACCGATTCAATCATTATATGAGAGATATATTCAACTCCGTGCAGTAAGGTGGGTTGACGATATTATCCCATATACAACCGAAGAAGAACTATTACAACTTACCGAAATCATTCATCCAGACGTTAGAATCATTGGTGAAGAGTATAAAGAAAAAGATTTTACAGGTAAAGATTACTGTCAAAAGAACGGTATACATATTTACTATAATAGAAGACAACACGCATTGTCTACTTCTGATTTAAGAAAACGTGTTGCCAATGGACAAAAGACTTGACAATTATTGTGAACTAATGTATAGTGATATACAAATATAAGGAATGAAAATGCCAACAAAGATTAAACCAAAAGATAAACCACATTATGTGAATAATGCACAATTCTCACAAGCAGTAGTTGATTACTGTACTGAAGTGCAAAAGGCAAAGAAGAGTGATAAAAAATTACCTATCGTTCCTGACTATATTGCATCTTGTTTTTTAAAGATATGTGAAGGACTATCTCATAAAGCAAACTTTGTTAGATATACCTATCGTGAAGAAATGGTAATGGACGCAGTTGAGAACTGTTTAAAAGCGATTGAGAACTATAATATTGAAGCTGCAACTCGTACAGGTAAACCTAATGCGTTTGCATACTTCACTCAAATCTCTTGGTTTGCATTCCTACGTAGAATTGAAAAAGAAAAGAAACAACAAGATATCAAACTCAAGTATATGGAACAAGCAGGTGTTGAACATTTCCTTGATGACGAAACTGGTGAAGCAGAAGCAGGACAAGTTGCTCAAGCGTTTGTTGACCAACTCCGTCTTCGTATTGACGAAGTTAAAGAGAAAGATTCTCAGTGGAAACAGATTGTTAAAAAGGAACGTAAGAGACGTACCGTTAAGGTAGATTCAGACCTAACCGACTTTATTAAAGATTAGTACTTGACTTTTTATATCTGTAGTGATATAATAGACGCAATTTAGGAAAGTATAATGCCAATTAAATTTAAACAAAGTCAAGATATTAGAGACAGAAATACTGGTAAAACAACCACTGTCCATTTTTATATGAAGTCAACTCCTTTAAAAGAATTGTTGGAAGCATATACTAAATCAAGTACACAACCCAAAGTAAGAGTAAAAATTCGCAACGAATTAGTTAGACGTAACGTAGAGATACCTAGAATAGAACAATGAAAATTGCAATACTGAATGATACCCACGCAGGGTGTCGTAATTCTTCTGACATTTTTATGGATTACCAAGAACGTTTCTATAGTGAAATATTCTTCCCATATTTGTTAGAAAACGATATCAAACATATTATCCACCTTGGTGATTATTACGATAACCGTAAGACAATCAACTTCAAGGCACTACATCATAATCGTAAGATATTCCTAGAACCTATGCGTAAACACGGTATTACTATGGATATCATTCCAGGCAATCACGATGTATACTATAAGAATACTAACGAACTAAATGCATTGAAGGAATTGCAAGGTCACTATATGAATGAAGTGAATCTTGTTATGAAACCAACAGTAATGAATTATGATGGAACTGACATTGCACTTATACCTTGGATTAATCCTGAGAACGAAGACGAAACATTAAAGTTTCTTGCAAAGTGTAAAGCAGATATCGTTGGTGCTCACCTAGAGTTAAAAGGTTTTGAAATGACCAAAGGTATGCCGTGTCAAGAAGGTATGGACAAGAAACACTTTGATAGATTTGAAATGGTATTGACAGGACACTTCCACGCAAAGTCAACTCAAGAGAATATACATTACTTGGGTAGTCAAATGGAATTTTTCTGGAACGATTGTAATGACGCAAAGTATTTCCATATTCTTGATACTGAAACAAGAGAACTAGAACCGATTCGTAATCCGATTACAATCTATGAAAAGATTTATTATGACCACGAGAAACTCAATAAGTTTCAAGACCTAGCTTATCTTGACAATAAGTTTGTAAAGGTTATTGTGACTAACAAAGGTGACCCATATGAGTTTGAACGATTCATTGACCGTGTTCAATCACAAAAGATTCACGAGTTAAAGATTGCAGAAGACTTTGCAGAGTTCCTTGGTTCTAATGTTGAAGACGAAAATGTATCTGTAGAAGATACCGAAACTCTAGTGTTCAACTATATTGACGCAGTTAATACTGACCTAGATAAGAGTCGTATTAAAGAAGAAGTATCTCATTTAATGAAGGAAGCACAAACAATGGAGATTGTGTAATGGCATCTAAAAATGATATCACTGGAGACCCTATCATAAGTAAGAGTGGTGGTAAGGACTACAACGATGGTTGGGATAAAATCTGGGGCAAGAATCAAAAAGAAAAACAAAAGTCAATGACCGAACTTAATTGGGACGGTGAACTTGTGGGTTGGACACATTATTGTGACCGAGAAAAAACTCTTCTTGAAACCGCTAAAGGTCAAGACTGTAATTGGTGTGGTAAAAAAGAACTTGACTTTTAATGTCACCTAGTGTATACTTGCGTTTATGATTGTATTTGAAAAACTCCGATTCAAGAATTTCTTGTCTACAGGAAACAATTTAACAGAAATATCTTTTAATGACTGTCCCACTACTTTGGTGGTAGGTCAGAACGGTGCGGGCAAATCTACTATGTTAGACGCTCTCTCCTTTGCGTTGTTTGGTAAACCGCACCGTAAGATATCTAAATCTCAATTAGTTAACACAATCAATGCCAAAGGAACTTTGGTTGAGGTTGAGTTCTCTATTGGTAAACAAAACTATAAAGTTGTCCGTGGTATCAAACCTAATAAGTTTGAAATCTGGGTCAACGGTAATATGGTTAACCAAGATTCTCACGCAAAAGAATATCAGTCTATGCTTGAGAAAAACATTATCAAGTTAAATCACAAATCGTTTCACCAGATTGTTGTATTGGGTTCGTCTTCTTTTGTTCCCTTTATGCAACTCTCAAGTAGTGCAAGACGTGAGGTCATAGAAGACTTACTTGATATCAATATGTTCAGTAAAATGAACTCCCTATTAAAACAAAAGATGTCTATTCTTAAGGATGAGATAACCGAGAACTCTCACCAACTTAATGTAGTAGACACAAAAATCAATGCACAAAAAAGATATCTTCGTGACCTGAGTGAAATATCTGCACAACAGAAAAAAGAAAAGGTTGCCTCAATCAATGCAATCCAAAAAGATATTGGTGTCCTGAATAAAAATAATGATGCACTGTTAAAAGATATTGAAGAGAATGCTCCTGACATTAATAAAGGTATTGAAGATACTACCAAGAAGATTCAAAGTCTAGACGAATTTGCAGCTGGGTTCAAGACTCAACAGAAGGACGTAGTTAAACAAGCAAAGTTCTTTGAGAAACACGATATCTGTCCTACCTGTAGTCAAGACATAGACCAAAAAACCAAACAAGAACACTTGGATAAATGTAAGACCAAAGCAAGTACTATTACTGAAGCATTAGATTTATATGATAAAGACCGAGAAAAAGCACAATCAGTTTTAGAGTATTTACACGAACAATTATCTCAAGTATCAGAATGGCAGAGTAAGGTAAGTGGTAATCAACAAGAGATTGCAACCCTTATGAGAAACATTGATAAGATTAATGAAGAGATATCTCGTATTGATAATGAGACTGGTGACCTAAGTGAAGCAAATGCTGAACTAGAAACTCTGAGAACTGAGAAGGAAGGTCTACAGGATACTAAGTATAAACTAAATGAACAACATTCATATAATCAAGTGTATGCAGAGTTGTTGAAGGATACTGGTATCAAGACCAAGATTATCAAACAGTATCTACCTGTTATCAATCAACTGACTAATAAGTATTTACAGATTTTAGATTTCTTTGTCCACTTTGATTTGGATGAAAGTTTCGTTGAGACTATTCGTTCAAGACATCGTGATAACTTTTCGTATGACTCATTCTCTGAGGGTGAGAAACAACGTATTGACTTGTCCCTACTATTTACGTGGAGACAGATTGCAAAGATGAAAAATAGTGTTGCGACCAATCTACTACTCCTTGACGAAACTTTTGATTCGTCTCTGGACGAAGAGGGTATTGAAAACCTTATGAAGATTATTTCAACACTAGGTGAAGATACAAACGTTTTTGTTATCTCTCACAAGAGTGAACTTGAGGATGCACACTTCCATCGCAAAATTGAGTTCGTAAAAGAAAAGAACTTTAGTAAAATAAAGTCTTGACTTTAATTGAAACGTATGATATCATACACTTTATAAATTATAAAACCGAGAGGAATATATTATGGAATTATCCGATACAACGTTGAACGTTCTAAAGAACTATTCAACAATTAACCCTAACATTGTTATCACGGAAGGTAACACTTTAAAAACTATTTCAGTTGCTCGTAACGTATTGTCAACTGCGGAACTCAATGAGACGTTTCCACAATCATTTGGCATTTACGACCTGACTGAATTTCTAAATGTTTTATCATTAGTTGATTCACCAAGACTTAAGTTTGAACAAGACTATGTTGTTGTTGGTGACTCTAACGGTAGGTCTTCAGTGAAATACTTTTTCTCTGACCCTGAAATGTTGACTTCGCCTGGCAAGAGTATTAATATGCCAGAAGCAGAGGTTAAGTTTTCCCTAGATACAAATACGTTGGGTAAAATTAAACGTGCAGCTGCAGCTTTGGGACACGATGAAATTTCTATCAGTCCTATAACTGGTGCGGTTCGTCTATCTGTTATAGATAGTAAAGACGCAACGAGTAATGCATTCTCTATTGATGTAGAGGGTGAATATCCTGATGGGGTTGATTTCAACTTCATTATGAATGTTGGTAACCTAAAAGTTGTCAACGAAGACTTTGAGGTAAGTATTAGTTCTAAACTAATCTCTCAATTTAAGAGTAAACAATCTGCGATTGAATACTTTATTGCACTTGAAAAATCATCTACATACGGAGCATAATGATGGCAAAAGCACAAGCACAAAAAGACCACACTGCAATCTACGAACTAAGTAACAGAGTTTCTCGTTCAACAGTTGCAGTAATTGATACGGTAGTTCAACGTGGCGGATTCAAAGGTGAAGAACTATCTACTATTGGTCAACTAAGAGACCAAGCAGTTCAGATTATTCAACTCTGCGAAGAGTATCAATCAGAACAAGGTGTTGATAGCACCTCGTAAAAACGTAGCCATTCTTGGTGACGTGGAGGTGTGGGAGTCTCCTTTCCTTCCCACCTCCGAACTTTTTATTGACAAATCACTCCGACTATGGTATGATTTATTTTATTTTATTATGGAGACACAATGTCAAAAGAATTCTTATGGGTTGAAAAGTATCGTCCCAACAAAATCTCAGATACTATCCTACCAAAAAATCTAAAAGAAACATTTCAAAAGATTGTTGACGGTGAGGAAATCCCTAATATGTTATTTACTGGTACAGCTGGTCTTGGTAAAACCACTATCGCACGTGCCATATGTGATGAACTGAGTCTTGACTATATTGTCATTAACGGTTCAGAGGAAGGGAACATTGATACCCTTCGTGGAAAGATTAAACAGTTTGCCTCATCCGTCTCCCTTTCTGGCGGTTATAAGGTTGTAATCCTTGATGAGGCAGACTACCTTAATGCACAATCAACTCAACCTGCATTGCGTGGATTTATTGAAGAGTTCTCTCAGAACTGTCGATTCATTCT